CATTAACAACATACCTTCACTGCATTTACGTTTACTAAAAAGTGGATCCCTTGACCAAGACAAGGGCATTAGATGTCCCCTGCCTTGCGGTTTTCAGATCTCTCAACTTCAAACAATCCTTCAGGATAACGTGCTGCAAGTTTGAGAGTATTGAGGTAGATAACCTCATCAAGACGGACACCCAGTGCCATTGCTGCTTGTGCAACATACCACATCACATCACCCAACTCTTTTTGCAGGTGCTCTTTGGTTTTCTCGTCGTATGGTTTACCTTGAAACTTCAGTTTCTTAACGATCTCCATAAACTCACCTGCCTCAGCAGACATACCAGATGCTGCAGTGTCAAGACGCTCAATCTTACAACCTGCATCATGCAACTCACGATAGCGAGCAATCAGAGTGTTGAAATCCTTACTAGGATCACTGGTAACCTTGTCAACAAACTCAGTGTATGCATCAAGGTCAACCTCAAACTTTTCAGGCTCTTTACCTTTCTTCTTCTTAGACTCTTTAGTCTTTTCCTCCATCATCTTACGCGCTTCAGGTGCACGGAAACGCTCATCCTCTAGGAATTCTTCAGGAGTTTTAGGCATGTCAGATGCCATTGACTGTGCATCTTCCTGCATGTTATCAACCTTATCGCGAGCAGCAGAATTCATTCTCTCTGCAGCATCGTCAATACCTTTAGGTCCGTCTTTACCAAACTTAGGTGCGCTCATACTTTTAATTCTTGAAATGATGTTTTTGGTTTCTTGTCAAAGGAAGACTCAATGTCTCCAGCGTCGATGATATCATCTTGTGCTGACTGCTCACAATCATACAACCTCATCTTCGCTCTGTCAATCCCAACAACAAACCTTTTGTTTACTGTAGGATCATTATATCTATTTTTCAACTGTTTGACCATGATCTGATTCAGTTGCTCCATCTCTTCAGTAGAGATCAAAGCAATCATCAAGTCAGCAGTTGCTGGCAAACCGAATGATTCACTGGTGTCAGTCAACTCAACGTCAGAGTTACCATAACCATTACGAGTGGTCTGTGTAGCACTAACAACAGGGACATTATATTCACCTGCCATACCACGCAACTCTTCAGCGATTGCTTTCACATATGTGTAAGAGTTTACGATGGTGCCCTTGTAACGAGATGATGCACAGATGTTGAGGTAATCAACAAAGATGATGTCAGGATCAAATCCTTTCTTCATGCTCAACTCATTCAAGAGTGCCTTAAAGTGACCCACATGCGCTGATGCTGTGGGGTATTCTTTAATGACCAGACGACCTTGTGTCTTATGCTTCAACTTATCCATAGCAGAAGTATATTTCTGCTTGGAATACATTGGATCACTCAGCGTTTGGATGTTGATGTCGAGAAGGTTTGCGTCAATTCGCTCAGCAATCTTCTCCTCTGCCATTTCCATTGTAATGTAGAGGACGTTGCGCCCCTGCAAGAGCGAGGCACTAGCCATGTGGCACATGAATAGAGATTTGCCGACGCCTGTACCAGCAAGAGCGATGTTGAGAGTCTTATTACTGAGACCACCTTTTGTGATCTTGTTGAGATAAGAGATATCGAAGGGAATCTTTTCTTCCTTTCGGTGATAGTAGTCATAGCGGTCTGAATAGTCCTCAATGTAATCGTGACCAACGGTGTCATCGAAGCATACAGCAAGTGCTTCCTGCATGATGGAAGGAATAGCATCCTTAGAGCGTGTCTGATCCTGACCATCAGCAATCTTTACAGACTCCATGAGTGCCAGATAAATCGCTCTTTCCTTACACCACTTCTCAGTGGTATTAAGCAACCAATCTTCGTTGTAAGTTGTTTCGTCTAGGTTGTCGAGAAAGGATACGACCTCCCTATAGATTTCATCAGTAATATCACGACGCTTTTCTACTTCCAACTTCAGAGCATTAGGCTCTGGGTTGACAGTATATTCTTTCACATACTCATCAAACGTATTGAATAGGATACGATTGGGGAGTGTATCAAAGTATTCATCTTTGATGAAAGGAAGGACCTTTCTAGTGTATTCATAATCAAGAATGAGTTTACTAAGAGTAATCTCTTCAATGCTGTAAGTCATGTATAGTGAAGATAAGTGCCTACGATATACTTGTTGTTACTGATAGGTGGAAGTCCTGCATGAGGATACTGCCACGTTGGAGGAAAGATAAGCACACTACCTGCTTTAGGTTTCACGCTATAGTCTAACTCAGTAAAGACGGTTTCACCACCCTCTTCCACATCATTCAAATAGAAAAATAAGACCAAGAATCTGCGAGCGGAATCATGGTCACCGACATCAATGTGTCGATCAAACCTATCCTCTCCACCGACCCTGTATCTTTTCATACGGATCTGCTCTAGAGCATGATTAGGTGGCCAAAAGTTAGAGCACCCTAGATCGTGCATGTATTTCTCTGCTGCTAGTTTAACACCAGAGACCAATCCATTGTGTATCTTTTGCCACACAGGATCCTTACGAGATCCTTCTGCTTCCAGCGATATATTTAGGTGAGTAAAGTGTGGTCTACCTTCATTGTGAAAGTTTTCCTGTGCTACTGGATCTTCTTCAAACTTTTTGATGGCATTGCGACAGAAGTTTTCATCCAAGACCCCATCATAGACCTTGATAAAACCCTTCAGATCAGCTTCCATATCTAAACTCCTTCGCTGCTGCTTCGTCTAATGCTTGCATTACTTCTGGCGTGAAATATTTGTCAGGATTGGCAAGAATAGCAGAAGGATAAACGGAAGATTCACCAACAACAATCCGATTCCCCCTCCGCTGGAAGACTCCATGCTTCTCACCCAACTCCAGTAAGCCGTAATACCTGTCCAATCCACGCTCGTCGTAGTAAAGACGTGTGTCAACTTGTGTATTCTCCTTTGTAAGACGTGATTTTGCTGCCTTGCAGTGGATAATGTTACCCACTACTTCCTTACCATCCTTTTCTTTCTTCTTGGAAAGATAGATGATCGTAGACGCAGCATACTTAAGACCACTACCGCCACCCATTTCTTTCGTAGGGACGTATGCGCCGACGACATCATATGTATGATTGGTAACGATGAGAGGAACATTTGCTTTACCCAATTTAAGTGTGAGAATCCTGAAAATAGACTTGACAACTTGTGCCCTTGTCATATCTCTAGTCTCTTTACCTGCCTCAGAATCTTCAATCTCTTTAGTGGTGGACAGCATACCCAAAGAGTCTAGCACAAACAACATAGGTTGGCGCTTATCTTCAGGTTGTGCCATATATTTATCGAGCAACCTGATTGCTTGAGTCCTAAACTCCTGCACTGTAGTCACAGGCACAACATACATTCTCTTGGAATCGATGTTGCGCTCCTCAATCATGGTCTTGCTAATAGCAGACTCGGACTCGAAGTAGAATACTCCAGCATTAGGATTAGATTCCAAGAAATGCTTAACAACGCCAAGACAAAAGAAAGTCTTACCAGTGCTACTCTCACCTGCAATAGCAGTGATTTTGTTGGAGGGGACTCCACCAAAAATAGATCCACTAACCAGACCATTAAAGATATAGCTACCAGTATCAATATACCCTGTTGTATCCCCAGCAGACACTCCATCTGCCACGAGGGTGGCGTAATCATTGTCAATTTCACTTACAATATCCGCAAAAAAAGATGATGTCATCCGAATAACCACTCCAGTGATGCTTGTTTCTCTGCTTTCCACCCGATCGTATCAAGAATTGCTTGTAGAGGATCGAGGAAGCTCTTTTTGAATTGTAGATCAAAGTCTATGGAATTGTCAAGGTCAAACTCCTTGGGCAAGGTCTGAAAGAATGAGATAACATTCTCGTTAATCTTGTTAGGTGTCCTGAGGTGTAGATATTTGATCTTCTCCCCCTCTTGAATCAGAGGATACTTATGAGATAGTTTCTTCTTCTTAATATAGAAGTTGTATAGCAGTGCACCTCGCACATGCATAGGGCATCCCTTGCCATAGATGGTGGCAGGTGATGAATTCTTGGCAACGTTGTTACACCCACGGGGGAAAGCAACTTCCTCGGGTGGCATTGCCTCAAACTTCTGACGGAAGTTTTTGATATACTCCTGCGTTTTCTCTTCACTACCAGTCATGATTACATTAAGTGCTTCCTTAATAGCAACACGACAGGGTGCAGGGGTGGAAGATTTAACTGCTTCGATACCCATCATCTTAAGTTTAGGTTGAGCATACTGCACACCTTCACTATTCCATACGTTGAGGATGTATCGTTTCTTAGCAGTCCAGATGCCTTTGTTAGCGATATTCTCTCGCTTCATAAACATCTTTTGAGCGTAAGCATTCACATAGGTCGCCAACGCTTCATAAGAATTTCGTATATACTTCTCAAATTCCACTTCACACACCTTGTCAAGGAACCTAACAATACTCTCATCGCTCGCCTCTCTGCCCTTGAATACCTTGTGTACAAAAGGACCCAGATTGAGATAGATGGAATCAGTATCAGAAGCAATAACGTAATCATCATCTTTAGTTTGTAATACTTTGTTTAGGTAAGCATTCATTTTGTTTTCAATCCATCGGATGCTTACCTGTCCCGATAGAGTAATCGCCTCAGCATTTGCCAGATTGTAATACCTGAAGTATTGATTTCCGATGGCACCATAGGCAGAGTTGAGTTGGATCTTTCTTGCCATTTGGATGTTGTTAAATTTGGACACATCCTTTTGTAGTGCCTCGGACTCTGCAGGTGAGGAGGAATTTTCAAGAGCTTGCTTAGCGGCAAGCATTCGTTTCTTATAAATGGTCCTTTCATCATAGATCCTCTGCATCATTTCGGGTAGGAATCCTAAGATGTCCTTTCGGTATTGTGCTCCGTTGGCGCACACACAGTAATCTCCACTCCCGATGGATACTTCTTGATTGAGCAGTCCATCAACAGTGGCGGTGGGGTGTCTCTGATCGACGAGGGTTTCAGGTGAAATATTATACTGCATAATGAGGTGAGGATACAGAGAGTTAAGGTCAAACGAAACCACCCAATCGTATAGTCCTGCCTTTGGCTCTTTGACGTAGGCTCCTGCATACTTTTCATCCTTCTTTGATGTAATTCGTGGGGGGACAACAATGCCTCGTTTCTTCAAGTCATTGTAGATCAAGGTGTCCCACATACGGACCTGAGAATATACATCCTCAAGGTTTACCTTAGCGTCATACGCCATGGTAACTGCCAACTCGATCAACTTCATCTTATCTTCTAGACTGTCAACCAGATTCACGTCGTGGATGTTGTATTCCACGAAGCGTTGCCAGTCAGACGTATAGAAGTCCTTGAAGTTTTCAAACTCCGAGTGATCTAGTTTTGCATCATTCAATTCCACATGTGCAATGTGGTCAAGTCGATACGATTCTTGGTTTGTATAAGTAAATTTCTTATACAGATCAAGGTAATCTAGGATGGCAACACCTGTCAGTTGATAGGCAAGGTTGGTGCGACCTTGAATGACAATCTCCCTCTCAAGCACACGATTCCATGGTGACAGAGACTTCTTCCACTTCTCACCTAGCACACGCTCAATGCGTCTACAGATATATGGAATGTCATACAGATTATTATTCCAACCAGTAATGATGTCAGGAGTATTTTCTACCCACCACTTATGAAAGTCGGTAAGCATTTCTGCTTCTGTCCAGAAGACACGATACTCAACATCTTTAGGTGGCGTAAACTCACGACTACC